CACCAGTTCCGAATACTCGGGCTGGTTACTAAGTAAGGGTACCCCATGGAAATGGCCTTAAGTGACTTTTATCCCGACGAGTTCGAAACCATCGTTAATGATCTTCTCAGGAGAAACCCTGGGATGACATTAGCGGAGGCAGATGAACTCGCCGAGTTAGAGTTGCGTCGGCTATTTTCTGTAAGGTCCCCTAATTAGTCAGTGGTAGTCCGCTGTCGTTTTCACTCCGACAGGAGGAGCTATGTCATATACGAACAAGACAGAAACTACTAATACCTCATCTTACGGCTATGGTCTCAAGTACACCATTAGTGCGTCAGGGACTAAAACCCTGATTAACTCTGGTGATGCTGGAGACATCTTCGTAATGAATAAGGTTAGAAGCGGTATGTCTAATCCGTTATGGAGGAGTCAGGTTAAGTCCGGCATTTCAGCCGGAACTCCTTACTCCCTTGTAGCAGTTCGTTGTGACCTCACCTCTCCGGGTACCGTTGTAATGCGGTCCTATAGTGGTGAGGGTGCTTCGAGGGTAACTTCGGAGGAGCATCAGATTGGCTTTCAACGCCAGCATGAGGTTCCTACGAGTTATGTTAGTTCCTTCGTAAGCGCCGAAAACGAAGCTCTGGGTAAGCTTTATCGCAAGATCGAGCAGCAGAGCAACCAATGGAAATCTCTGAATTTCTTCGCGGAGGTTTCCGATGTGCTACGCCAATTCGGCAATCCGGCCAAAGCCTTAATAGCTTTTACCCACAAACATCTTGACCGTGTCGAGCGAAGAGCTCGAGACATCAGGAAGAAGTGGACTTTAAAGTCTTCTGAGGCCGAAGCACGCAAAATCCGTAAGGAGATTGCCGATATGGTTAGTGGCTCATACCTAGAGTATTGCTTTGGTATCGCACCTCTGATATCTGACGCAGAGAAAGCAGCCGAAGCACTTGCCCGCTTCAATTACGAAGGAGATCCGAGTAACAACCCGGCTCTTCGCGCAAAAGTTGTAGGCAGGGGCTCTAGCCTCATCGAGAAAGACCGGGACTTCTCCACATCTGTTGCTCGCTATGGCGGCACTAGGATCGTCAGTAATACTATTATCGACGAAACTAGTGAAGCCAGAGTGCAATACATTTGTGGGTTGTCCACCTCCATGCGAGCCGACTTCGGTTCGCTGTCGCACTTCAGGAAGGTTTTCGGGGTTACCCCCGAGAAAATCCCTGCGGCGCTATGGGAGGCCGTTCCATGGTCTTGGCTTGCCGACTACTTTAGCAACGTCGGGGACATTCTCTCCTCTTTTGGTGTTGACACCAGCTCGGTTAAATGGATTTCGAAGACCACCACCTTGGTGGATACGAAGTCCGTTCAAGTCGTAGCTAACGTGCCAGCAACTAAAGAGAGAGTTGCCCTTTTCGGCGAAACTTTTGAGTCAATGACAGGCTCTTCGATGGGTCAGTGGAAAGTCAGGAGAACCGTCCTTACAAGGACAATACCTAGCTCGATTGGTTACCCAAGTTTCCAAGTGAGTCTCCCCTTGGGAGATCCTCACATGGATACGAAGTTGACCAATCTTGTTGCGGTATTGTTCCAGCGTAAGGGCACCATCCGTGATATAGTTCTTCACTAATATCACATTTAACTAGAGGTTGCCCATTATGGCTTTCGCTCCTACCACCCCGATTACGGGGTCCACCCAAACCGGTTTGACGTCGCCTACTTACACGATCGCAGCGGATGCAAATCCGGATACGAACGGTAAGCAGTACTACGTCTCCGCGCTTGGAGGCACGCAAACGGGTGTGCTTGCACACTCGGTTGCTGCTCCTTTCACTCTCGCTATGTTCCGGCCTAAGGCTCTGAAGACCTTGGCTCCCGTGAATCCAGTGACTGGGGTCCTGCGGTCCATTCCGATGAACACCTACAAGGTGAACACCCGGAAGGGCCTTCTGCCCCTCGCGGGACAGAGCTACAAGACCGGCATGATCACTTCGACGCTGGACATTCCTGCCGGCGCCGATTTGGCCGATCCTCTCAGCGTGCGAGCTATGATCTCGGCGCACATTGGTCTGCTTTCGCAGATTAGTGATGCGCTGGGCGCTTCTGTTATCACCGGTACTATTTGAGCTCGCGCTCAAGATAGTACTAGTGGTACTTGACTTTATTGCCAAGTACATACTGAAGCGATCTTCCTGTGACGATAAAACGCCATAGGATTCCATAGCCGTTAGCTAATAGGGTCTTCACAATGCGTGATTACGCTGGTCTATACTCTGTTCTCTGCTCTGACTTAGGCTTGGAGGAAGCAGGTGACGGACATATCTTTAGTGATATGACCCCGTCATCAGCCGCCTCTGTAAGCCTCCGCACGAGCTTTTTTAAGAAGCTTTGCCCGAATGGTTCCAGAAAAGATGCCGACGCTGCAGCCTTGAAGAAATTCAAGACTGTCAACGAAAGCCTTCCCACTGGTAAGTTCGAGTTTAGTGCAGAAAGTGAGGCTGAGTCATGCTTCTATGATTACTTCCGTAATCATTTGAATACATGTCTTATGCCTCACGAGTCTTTAGAGTGCTTTGATCTGGATTTTATCCGGGAGCATATGAACGTTGGCCCAGGAGCAGCCCAAAAGGCTGACTCCGCATACTTGGTTAGTAAACTCTTTGAGTCTTCTATCTCGTATGTAAATCCAGGGCTCATTCCGCTCTACAGAGCTGCTTTGGTTGAAACTGGGTTCTGGGCCGACGCAGAAATGCTTCGGTTTCAGAAATACGGCTTCACCCGGGTAAGCGGAGGGAAAATCTTCTTTGCGGCGAAGAACGCTGAAATTTCGCGCACATGCTGTACTGAGGCCTCTTTGGAGATGTTATTCCAGAAGGCTATCAGTGCTTTCCTATTGGCTCGGCTCAAATGGTACTTCGGGATTAGTCTCGAAAACCAGGCCGATTTCAATCGGGAATTAGCTAGAATAGGCTCAATCGATGGCTCCATTGGAACCATTGACCTTGTGTCTGCTAGCGACTGCATGAGCATTTCCATGTTGGATGATGCCATCCAGAGATCTACGATTAAATCGTATATCTGGGCAACATCATCCAGACAGGCCGTTATTCCAGGCGGTTCTGTAGTGGATTTGCGGATGATCTCTACGATGGGGAATGGTTTTACCTTTCCTCTCCAAACGATCGTCTTCGCGTCAGCCGTTCGGGCTGTGTATGACTTGATGGGGTTACCCTTCAAGGATCCTAAGACCGACTATGGCGTTTTCGGAGATGACATCTGCGTCCGTAAGGAAGCATATGTTTTTCTTTCGAAAATGCTAAATAAGCTCGGCTTTCAGGTGAACGATAGGAAATCGTTCAATACAGGCCCGTTCCGGGAATCATGTGGGCACGACTACTTCCTCGGACACAATATCCGGGGTGTGTACGTCGTCTCACTTGAGACACCGCAGCAAGTATACTCTTGTCTGAACAGGCTACTCCGCTGGTCTGCTTGTCAAGGGGTACGTCTACCGCGCACTATCACTCTGTTACGTTCCTGGGTCCGAGATATTCGGATCCCTCCGAGCGAGAGTGATGATGCAGGTATTCATGTCCCCTTTAAGCTTACAAAACCCGTAGTTAATAACGACTATGCCTTCCGGTATAGCTGTTACGTCCGACGGGTCCGGCGTAGGAAACTGCTCGAACCTGACTCTGAACAGGGGGTTATCAACCCTTCTGGGATGGCTGTTGGGTTCCTTTCGGGAGTTATACGCCGACGTGATACCTTGCTTACTTCAACCGATGACTCTGCGTGGAAACACGACTTGAGTCTCTCCATCACTACTCGTGATAGAGTCGGTGCAAGGCCACGGTACAAAATCGCCAAAAGAGCAATCTATTGGTGGGACTATCTGACCCCAGAAGGGTTAGCTAGTACTTTCAATAAATTCGAGTCGGATTCGACATCACATCTTCGGTTTCCTAAGCTAGCCGATGATAGTGGTGATCGTTACGACTCTTGGCGTTACCCCCTAACGAGGGTAAACCAAGGTCTCTGGGAAGAGACCTTGGTGGCCTGCCTGTCTCCATAAGGACAGGCATTGGTGAGTTAATTCCGCGAGGAATTT